CGTCGTCCATCATCTCCATTGGAGGATTGAACGTGTCGTCCTTCTCGATTACCCGGGCATTCCCGTTCTCCAGCAGTTTCTTTTTGTAGACGACCTTCTTCGTGGTCTTGTAGTTGAAGTACAGCAGCGTGCACGAGTCCCTGCTGAACAGGGAATTCTCGTACAGGGCCGGGGTATTGTATGTGTCGTACCAGCTCTGCCCGCACTTCGCAATCTCCTCGAGCTCGTCCTCTGTGATGTCCGGGTTGATTTTGATGATTTCCGTGGTCGGAACCGTCTTAATCTCTCCGAAATAGAAGCAGTCCCTGAAGTACGGGTCCTCCGTGTAGCTGTAAATCCAGTTCGCCGGGTCGACGTAGCTGATTTTCACACCAGCCCCACGCAAGAACTCGTGCTTTGCGACACCAACACCCAAGACGGTCATGTCGTAGTCGCACTGCTGGCGGACATAGTGGTAGTTGTTCTCGTCGAGAATGGTGTTGATGGCTTCTTCCTCTGCAATCTCGATGGCCGGCTTGTACTTGAGCTGCATGTACAGCGACAGCTCCTCGTCAGTCTCTGGCAGCTCCTCCGGGTCCATCACGAACGGATTGACCCCGGACTGCTTCTGAATCGTTTCTAGGAACGGCTTCGCGACCATCTGCCCCTCAAGCATGTCCTGAAACTGGGACCGGCGGGTCTGCGACATGGCATCCTGAGCATAAGCCTTGACCTTGAATAGGCGGTCTGACATCCCGTTCACGACGATGTCGACGAACTTCGGGATGATGGGGACTGGTGTCCAGTCGAGGTTCAGGTGGGAAAGGTCCCCGTTGATGGCAATCTCGTCCTTGTACTTCTGCACGGACTGCTCACCACGGGCATACATCCGCAGCTTGTGGAATTCATTCCATTGTGAGTAGAATCGACCATGATTCCCGTCACGACGGAACCACTCATATTGTATGGCCTGCCCTATCCTCAGCCCGAATTCAGGCGTTTCTTTCTTGCTGTCGGAAACGAACTGGTCCGGGAATGCGGCGGGCTGGACCTCCACCTTGATATCCTTCTTCATTTATTCAGGCGGCTTATGGTGCTGCTGTTGTTGTAGGTAGCAAATTTAACGGATATTTTGGATTGTGTTCTTTCCGGCTGATACAGATGCTTCTGGTTTGCCATAATTGCAAGCCCGGAGCTGATGGATGCGTCGAACGCGGTCCTGTTGTTGATGTCGAACTTGGCCCAGTTCTCGAGCGTCCGGTGGAACGGCATCGTCCCGATTAGGTCGGGGTCCCGGAACCGGCCCTCCAAATCGAACCCGACGTACTTCTCGATGTAAGACTCGATTGCTGCGGCGTGCGCCTGCTTCACGTCCTCTGATGAGTTGGGGATGCCACCCAGCTCCAGCTCTGTCTTGGACAGCTTGTGCTTCTCCTTGTCCGGCCTGTTCAGGCAGAATCCTCGGTAGCCGCGGTTCTTGAAGTGATACAGCAGCCTCGGCTTGTTGTTCTCAATCAAGATTGGCATCCCGTAAAAAACACACGCCATCAAGACCTCTTCGAAGAATATCTCCGCGGTCTGCGGCCTTGCGATGTACTCCAAGAAGAACTGGTTTGTCGGGGCCTTGTCGTCCATGTGGAACTTCGTGAGGCCATGCAGGGCCCCGTTCGACCCACGCCCATCAACGACACCAGAGATGTCATAGGAGTCGCACCCGAACGCCCCGATGTGCTCGTTCCCCGGGTGCTTCATCCCGTGGTGGCATCCATGCCAAATAGAACCTTCCCCGTGGGTCCGGGTTGAACACCACCTTGGAGTCCTTGATTCCATCCTTCCAGCTGAATGTCCCGCGGGTGATGTGGTGGGCCTCGATGAGCGAGTCGTTGTAGTCAATCTGCTGGTAGATTTTGGTCAGGTTGAACAGCGCAGACTTACTCTCATCCCTAAAGGCGTGGCTCTCAGACCGGGGATACTGGCGGTAGAATTCATTCAGCGCATCTGCGTCGTTCTTCATCGAGTCGACCTCCGCCTCCCAGTAGTCGATTGCCCCATTCTTGATGAGGGCCCCGTCGGGTCCGTATGTCTTCTTCTCAGGCTTCCGGAGCACAGGCATCCCGTACATGTCGATGAATCCCTCAAAGTTCCACTCCATGGGAATGAACAGCGAATACAGGCCGCTCTTTGTGCGCCCGTTCGCATCCCTCTTCGTGATATCTGAGTCCATGTACAGGCTCTTGAAGTTGGAGCCGCCCTTGTCGAGTGCGTTCGACGTTGAGCCCATCATGCACTTTCCAATGATTCTGGAACCAAGCCTGAGACAGGTCTTGGTGACACGCCAGTTGTTCAGGATGTTCACGGGCTTGACCCACTTCCCGCTCTCGTCGTGCAGGAGCAGGAGCAGTTTCTCGCCGTCGTATGAGTTGTCCTCGGTGTTCCTCCAGTCGATTGTCGTGTCGAGGCCATCCATGATGGACGTGTTGAACGAGCTGAGGTTTTTCTTGGTGATTTTCGAAGCCGGGACCCGGTATGCAAGCTCTGTCTTCGGCTTGTCCATCCCGTCCTGCACAGGTTTGAAGAAGAACGGAAGGTTGCTGTTGATTGGGACCACCTTGTCCGTGAACATCTTCTTTGCGTCGACACCGGTCTTGGACAGGATTCCAACCCGGGCATCACGGGCCAGCGTGGCCGTGTTCACCCCTTCTGATGAAGACATGAACGAGAATCCGGAACGACGAATCTTCAGGTAGCACATCCCGAAGCACCGGGGGTCGGCCTTGCATGCCTCCCAGAAGATGAAGAAAATCCGGTTTGCCTCCCGGAAGTCAGGGTAGCCGATGTCAATCTTCGACCACTGGAGGTACATGTAGTGCGAGCCGGTGATGTAGGTCGGCTTCCCGTTGTTCGCAAACCACAGCCCCTGTTCGCGCCTGTCGAACTCGTTCTCGATGTAGTCGACCCAAGAATCCCGGAAGTCCTTGGGCATCTCGTTCCACTTGAAAATCGATGGTATCTTGGCGAGAGCCTTGGGCAATTCGTGTCGTTCCCACTTCTGCTTGGCCGTTTCCGGGTAACTTTGAAGATACTCCATTCCGGTCATTGCCGGCAATGCAATCTTCAGCCCCTGAATGGAAACGATGTCTCCAATCATCCCCGTCTTGGAGATGACGATGATGTCATAGTGCTCGTCGTACCCGTAATCCCAAGACTTCCCGGTATTCCTGTTCTCGAGGATGTTCTTAGGAACCACCCCGGACAGGACATGATACAGGCTACTTTGACCTTCTCTCCGCGAACCCTTGGTTTCCTGTGTCTGACTTCTTGTCTTTGCCATGCTCTTCACTCATTACTGCTTTCTCGGCCTCTATCCTCGACAGGATTTCGAACGCATCAAAGATGGCCAGCTTCTTCGAGGCCGCGGCATTCTTCAGCTTGTCGGCCCCAAGGTCTGTATCCTCTTCACCGCTGCGGAAAACCTTGTCCTCCGCAACACTGATGAGCTCATCGATGGCCTTGTATCCTGCCTCGATGATACGCATTTTGATTTCCTTTGGGTTATGCTCCTGCATGCTTCGAGATAAAAACGACCTGAACAAGGCGGGCATCATCGCCATCGCCAAAATTATCGAACACCGCCCGCGAGTGCTTAATCCGGGAATCGAAGACAACACACCTGTTGTACTTCATCTCGGCCTTCATCGCTTGGACACCATCGTCGTCATACAGGATTGTGCCCTCATCCTCCGGGTGCTGCCTGTTAAGGTACAAAACAGCCGTGATATCCCCCATCATTTCGTCCGAATGGATGAAATTAGGCTCCTCCTGACCGGCTGGAGACCTCCTGACGAAGTTGTATGCCACCACGCCGCCGAATCGCTTGCGGATGAATTCGCTGAACTCGTCAACTTCACGGGGCTGTATCCCCTTGAACAGCTGGTCCCCCGCCTGCACATCGATAAAATCACCGCCAAGGACTTCCCTGACGTATGAGTCCGGGTCGCTCAAGACCTCGTCGTAGATGACCATCATAGCTTTATCGTGATGTGCTGGTCCATTATCCTGTATAGCGGCTCCCCGTCAACGATGAACTCGTACTCAGTCTCGGGCGCAAAGCAAACCCGGTCCCCCGGCTTTATCCCGCTATCCGAGATGAACTTGTTCGGGTAGACCATCTCTCCCATGAGCGGCTCAAAAGTGACCCCCTTCAGGATAGATGAGTTGTCGGCAGGAACCGGGCGGATGAAGCAGTACTTGTCGTATGCATGCCATCCCCCGTCGCTGAAATACATGAAGAACTGGTCAGGCTCGATGAGGAACACGTCCTCACGGAAGAAGCTCTTCCCGCTCTTCCTGCGACCCTTCATGTCGTTGTAGAACTTGAATGCGTTGTGATGCACGAGAAGCGTGTCTCCGGGCCTCACAGGGCCGCTATACCGGGCTGGGGTCTCAATTACCTCAGCATACCTGTTGGAGAACCTGTGGTCCTCCTCAGACGTGCTTACGACAACCTCTACACCTGAGATGTCTTTTGTGTTTGAGTACCTTTTCCTGCCTACCGGTTTTACAATGAAGTAAAATGGTGATTGCATTCAAAAGTTGATATTGAATTCGATTGAAATTGGAACCGTGTTCCGGAACTCCTTCCACAGGCGTATCTCGGATTCTGGGTTTATGATAAAAATCTGGTAAGCCCCGGTGATGTCATTATACAAGATGCAATGGATTTCCTGAGTATCTCCGAGCACACGCTGCCCAACGATGTAGTGCATCGCATCTTTCAGGTCCGGTCCGATTGATATCTTACGGATTTCTCGCATGACGACCGGGGACGACATCAGATTCCTTCGTCTTTTTTGTGCTTGAGTGCGTCAATCGTGGTGATTCCCAAGCATGCGGCAGAGTATCCGGCCAGAGAGTAGGCCACCCACTGGCTGACCTCGAACATGTGCATGGTGTCAGCCATGCACACCAAGATGAAGCCGATTCCGGACGTGATGCCCATCAACCTTTTCGAGCTCTGGTCCTTGCCAGCCTCAAAGAATCCTTTGAACCATTCCATTATTTCATTCTGAAGATTTCGATGGATGCAGAAGGAACAGCAGCCCATGGCGCAGGAGACGGGTCTCTGTCATACAAACCTCCGGCAAGCACCCCGTTGCTCGAGATAAGAATCTCAAAAGACAGCGTGTCTGCCGCGGCGAACGTGTACGGGAATACGCTGTCTACCGATACGGCAAAATCATTCGCGTCCATCTCCTTCATCATGGTAGGGCCATAAGCTGCGCCATTTATCAAAGTGCGGATGTACATGATTGCATACCCGGGCACAGCTCTCTTGTCTGCAGTCAGTTTCAGCTTGACAAAATAGGCTCCAGCCTCGTTAAAGGTGACTTCTCCTGCAACATCAATCATCACAGGGTCGGAAACCGTACCCTGCGCCGCACCAAACTCTACCTGTAGCGGAGTGTCTGCTGGTGTTGGCTCCTGATTGGCGAAGCTGTATGCGAATAGTTCGCGAGTAATGGAGGACAGGTTGTTCACAAAGGCAGCAAGAGCCCCCGCCGTGAAGTTCTTTGTCTCGTTGTTGTTGTCAGCGTCCGTGCCGATGAGCATGTCGGATGCCGAAACAACGCTGTCGGTCGCGTATGTGCTAATCTTTGCCATTTACAATCTCTCCGGTCTTGATATTTATTGAAGCTCCGTCACCATACTTCTGGGACATGAACTCTGAATACTTTGCCCACTCCTCTCCAAGCTCGTCGAGCTTCTTCAGATACGCCAGCTTCTGGTACTCGAGCTCGCCGACCCTTTTGAGGACGATGTCTTTCTCGGCCTGAATCCGACGGCCAGTGTTCAAGTCTTCCTGAGCTACCGTTTTGTTCATGTTTCAAGAGTGTACACGACAAAGATATATCATTTTCCGACAACAATCTCCCTCTGGTATCGAAGGCCAACTCCTTTGTCGGAATAGGTGACGCTCATCACGTTCCTCTTATGCCTGAATCCGGCGGAGACATCGATTCCAGTGAGGGTCCCGCCTACACCAAGGACGATTGCATTGTTGTTGGGCTGGTAAATCATCGTGGCACGCCTGTTCTGAAACAGCACTTCCCGGGCCTCTATCCGGTTCCGGGAAATCTGCTCGTTTATGACAATGAGTGCGCTGCTGTCGTCCTTGACGGTGTCCGAATACTCCGCGCTTGCGAAGTAGTCACGCATGATTGCAGCCGTGTCGACCGGCCTCAGGACGTATGAAGTGTCACCGGGGAGCCACAACGTGTCATGGACAGGGATTGAATCGGTCTCAACGACCCTGAATGGGACAGGCTTGTTCTTGTACACGATGTACGGGACAGAGTCGGCCTCTTCATGGGTGAAAATATGCCTGAGCTTGGGCTCTTCGTCCTGCTGAATGCATCTGGAAACCATCCCGATGAAGGTCGATATAACAACGACCTTCAGGAAATTATTCCAATTCACTTCCCTCAGCCGGCTTAGCTGGCTTTTTCTTCTTGGAAACCTTCTTTTCCGGCTCAGGTTCAGAAACTTCTTCATTGATGACGATGAACGAAAGGTCTTTGTGAACTATGTACGTCGGCTTGCCTTCGACCCTTTTCATCTGTAGAATCTGCTTCCGGTTCCCACGGGTCTTGTAGCTAACGTGGACCCAGTCCGGTTCAGAATCCGTGCCTGCTTCCCAGATTACTTGGTCGAAATCCAAGTTGGACACAATGTACGAAAAAATGTCCTTGTTCGTGAACCCTTCGGTAGCCGAAATATCGATTGCCTCACCGAGGCAATGCTGGGAAGTCAACGAAGCCCCCTTGATGAGCTTGTTTACACTCGGTGAGCGGTAGAAGCTGTTGACTCGGATTGGCTTTCCGATTGCTGCTCTGAGAGGCTCAAACACCTTGAGCGCAAGAGCCTTCATCGAGGCCAGATGCCCCTGATTCGGGAAGTTACGGATGCCGTGCTTCTCAGCAACGGATGACCTTGTTGCCTCTTCGAGTGAGATGTGCTCCGAAATTCTGCTTACAAAGGCCATGCTATTACTTCTTTTTTCTGAACTCGTTGAGCTTTGAAATAACCCGGTCAGATGCTGCCTCAACGATTTTCAGCCCACTGAACCCCACGATGAACGCCACCCCGTATGAGAGGGACGGCTCTGTTATGCCCATGGCCACAATAACCACCGGCGTGATGTAATTCGCGGCCATCGTCCCGCCAATCACCGAGATAATCTGCTCTCTCAAGCTCCTGTCTTTTTGGTTACCAATCAGAAGGAGGGAGCCGAACATGCCAGAGACCGCCAAGCCAATGTTGATGCCGATGCTTACAAGAAACTCTTTCATCAAAAGAGAAGAGTGAATCTTTTCAAAGTGGTGTCCAAGTCCATGACCCTAATCACCTTCATCGGGAGCACCTCATTGGCTGCAACGGTGAACAGCTCTGAAAGCCCGCTATCAACAAAGCCGTACTGAAGAACCCTGAAGTCCTTGGCCGACCCTCCGACGTTGTAAACAGAGCCGGGTGTCCCTTTGTTTTGGCGATAGATTCGAAATTTTCCACCGGGGGTGACGAAGATGTCCCTGTCAAGCTCAAGCTCGTCGTCATTCAGTCGCCTGATAATCTTCGCGACGGCCCAATCGGACTCGGCACAGATGACATCACCGGCTTCGAATGTGATTGTATCCGGAAACAATCCGGTCGCAACAACCCTGTTTGCGACAAGACCAGTGATTGAATCCCGCATCACAAACCCGGACGGGTGCGGAATATTGATGTCATCTGACGCATACCACGTCATGGATTGCTCAAATGGCTTCATTTCGTTTCCTCCTTGTGCTTGTATGGGAACACGCGGTTGAGCGTGTCCTTGCGGGACTTACACCCGCACTCCTTGCCGGTAGCCTTTGAAACGGCCTCGACGACACGGGCAACCCCTGTCGCACGAGTGATGTTCTCGATTGTATCACCAAGACCTTGCGCTTTCATGGTAGCAAATCTAATGATTTTCCTGAATCAATACTTGCCTTTCCTGCCGGGAGGACTGCTTTTCGTGGAACCCCCGGCCCCCGCCCACAACTTTTTGCAGGCCCAGTGCCGCGGAGTGAGCTTGTCGGTCGCGCTGTCGCACTTATGGCGGGCCTTGAACGACTTCCTTGCAGCGTCCGAATAGTTGTGGCCGTAGCCTTCCGCACCGAAATGCAGCAGTTTCTCCTTGCCACCTGAGCACGCTTTCACCATCATCTTCTTCCCGGCCCGGTCAGACGGGCGGGGAGAGTTGCATTTCATCTTTGACTTCTCCGCCATGGATGTAAATCTACGAAAAAGAAAGAGGTAACCTCAAAGTTACCTCTTCACGAATGGTGTTGCTTGAATTAAAGTCACTTTTTCATTTTCCGGTACGCGGCAGAGCCCTCGTAGGATTTCTTGATTTTCGCCTCAGCCGTGGCAGCATCGATTTTCCCCTTCGCGTAACTGACAGACGGAGCCCGCTTCGCCTTGGCCAACGTGACAGCGGCCTTGGCCTTGGCGATTCCTGAAGCATCCGCGAATCCCTGCTTCTTTGCAGCCTTCGCATCCGCAAGGGAGGCTTTCGCACTGGACTTGTCCCACTTCGCGGCCATCTTAGCGGCCATGACGCGGTCTTGATTCTTACCTGACGGCATGCTTTTGAGGTTAAAATGTTGGAAACTTACCCTCTTCCACCCTTATTGTATCCCTCCGGGATGTCAATAGAGCTACCGAGCGACTGAAGGCCGATGGTTCGGCCAGCAGAGGACTGCTTTCTTGATGCAGCCCTCTTGCCGATATCCTGCTTCACAAGGGAAACATGCTCAGAGAGAAGCCGCATAGCCTGATTGTCGCGGAACGAAAGCTCCTGCATCTTCCTCTGAAGACCCTCGGTCTTCTTCGAGCTGTACTGCTTCTCCTCTGCCATGATTAGTACCTCTTGTTCGAGCCAATACCCCGGGTGGTTCTTTTGCCTCCAGCTTTGGTCTTTGCGACAAAACCGGACCGGCCACCAACTCCTTTTTCGTTGCTCACCCATTTGGTTTTACCCGATATCAGGTCCCCGGATGCGTTTCTCTTTGACATGTCGACATCACGTCGCGTCTTCCCGGCTGGCTCCAAAAACTCACCAGAGTATTTGCCCTTTTCGACAGTTTTTGTCTTTTGGACTCCATTTGGTTTCACAACGTTCTTGGTTTTGAGGACACCGCTACCTGAAAATCCAGTAGACTCCTCTTTTGTTTTTGTAACAACCCTCTTTCTAGGGCCTGAACTCATTGCTGCCATTATCGTAAAAGTTATTGGTTACTTCTTTGTGGGTCTCCAAACGCCTTCTGTCTCATTCTTTGCCGCCTCAATCTTGGCCTTCATCTCAGCATCGGAGACACCCCTGCGGCCCGGGATGGACCGGCTAGGAAGCGGACCCTGAGCCCTTTTCTCCGGGTTGGAGCGGGACTCGTTCGTCATTGCAGCCTTACGGATTGGAGCGACAGCAGATTTGGCCACCCCAGACTTGCCAGACGCAGATGCCTTCGCAGGCTGCTTGGCCCCGGACTTCGCACCGACTCCGCTGATTGGAGTAGACCTCGTGCCCACGATGACCCGCTCGGTCTTCTCATTCCGGCGGGCTACCCTCTTCATAATCGGGGACTTGTCCAGCCCCTTCTCGAACATGCGCTCCTTGGCCTCGAAAGTGTTCGGGATTTTCCCCTTCACTGCAGCCATCTCAGCACGCTTGCTCGACTTCGCCGCGGCCTTGTCCATCTTGTACTCGGTCCGGATTGCTTTCTTGCGTGGGTCGTTTTTCATACCTGTAAAGCTATAGCATTTCCTCGAATTCTTCAAGCGTCATCACCCTGATGAACAGGGGACTGCCCTCACCAAGATACCCGCCCTCGATGTTGTACTCGTAGTAGTCGATGGCCTGCTCCTCTGTCATCCCGTCCCGGTCCATGAGGATTGCAAGAATCTTATCGCTGTCGTAAACGGCACGAGGCTCCGTCTCCGTGGTGAACCCGACAATCGCGCTGTCAAGCCCGTCTAGGATAATCGCGCTCATGGCTTTCCATGAGGCAGGCCGAACATGTCAAGCAACTCGACACCTACCATACGAGGAAGGTTGTTGATGACCGGGTCTGGCATGCCGACCGGTTGGAACGGGACCGCGATATACTCGGTCATGCCATCCGTCAAGTAACAGAATGTCTGCGTACCGGCCTTGAATGCCGGGAAGAAGCTAAGCCCCTCCGGCAGGTCATTGGTGGTGAAAATCGCACCATCCATGTATTGGTCGTTGATTTTGATTATCATAGCTGTACGTGTCTTGCAGATACAAATCGGACGTAAGAACCTGACCCTAGAACGTGCTGGAAGTCATAGTAGAATGATGTCCCGGCAGCATAGGTCGTCAAGGATGTGTACAGCAGGGTCCAAGTCACCCCGTTGTCCGTGGACCGGTAGTACGTGATGGTTCCAACACCGGCGACAACCGTTCCGACAATCTTAAACCAGTTTCCTGTGGTGAGGTTAAAGCTCAGTTGAGCCTTGAGTGTGTTCGGCTTCTCGTAAATCTGCCACACGTTCGGTAACAAACCGAAGAAGTACGATGTCCTGTTCGGCCTACCGGCAGGAGTGTTGGAACCGCTCTGGTCATTCAATCCGAACACGGTTGCCCCTGCTGTTGACAAGGGTGTATTCGGGGGGATAATCAGCTCGAAATTATCGACCAGAGGATTCGATGCGATGTAGTTGGCGTACCAGTTGATGGTCGGGTTGTCAGCACGGAAAGCCAGCGAGGTCTCATTGAACTCGTTCGGCAACCGAACGACAGTTTCCGTGAATATTGTGGACATCGGGTAGTAGTAGTCCAGAGAAGGATACTTCAGAAGGCCCGAGACACCCTCCACAAGAAAATCGACGCTCGCCAGTGCTGCCGGGTTCGTCCGGACAACGGTTACATACAGCCTGTCGTTCTGGGTGATGGACAACGGGAACGCAATCGGCTGCGGAACAAGAACCTCATTCTTGTGAAGCGTGTATGATGTCACGTTCGTCAAGGAAACATCCACGATGTCACCAATCCAGTTGATACGCCCTTCGACGTTATTCTGCTTCCCGACACCGAACTCGAACATGGCAACACCAGTGCAGCCGCCACCAACCGAGGTCCAGATGTACGGGCCGATTGCCGCCAATACATCCGCCAAGTCTGCCGGCCCGGTGCTCACCCCGTCGATTTGAACGTCGCTGATGTCCTGATAAGAGAACAGCATCGTCGAACCGATGATGGTCGTGAACTTGATTCTCGCGTTCAGGTTCGTCAGCGCAAGCGTGTTCTCGCGCTCCATCGTCACAGGCTGGCCCACCTTCCCGAAATAGTCCAAGAAAACGTAGCCTGTACCTGAATCGAAGTCCGTAATCTGGACCTGATTCAGCGTCGTGTCGATGTTGATGAATATCTGACGTGCCATTACGCGAAGATATAGGGTGCAAGGTTCGTGATGAGGGCGGCAAGCGTGGCGTTCACCTGAGGCGCACCATCCACGTCGAAGTACTCCAAGTCGGCGATGGCGAAGAACTCAGTCCAGCCCGACGGGGTGTGGAACCGGATTTCGGCCAGAGCGTTCGTCAACGCAGGGCTGTTCGCCTTGCGCTCGTAGCTGAAGCCCCAGTTCAGGACGCTGTTGCTGTCGAAATAGACACCGCCTGTCACGTCGTCGTAGTCCGTGACCCTGATGTAGTTGAGTGCGGTGTCGACCGCGAATTGTATCTTCCTTGCCATGGTTACTTGATTTCCGTGATGATGAAGTTCATCTGGTCAACCGTTATGTTGGTAGCAGCAGAGTTGTTCGCTGCGTGAATCTCTTGATAATCCAAGTCCTTCATGTTCACGACACATGCAAAATGCACGTTCTCCGCCCGGCCAGCGGCGTTTGCCGTTGACTTCGTCCGGCTTGGGACACGGACGGCGGCAAGACGGGAGTCGTAGAACCCGAACTCGCACACGTTCCCGTTGCCGCTCGTGAATGAAAGCGTGCATTGGATTAGGTACTTCCGCTGAATGGTAGCCCTGCACGTAAGCCTGTTGTTCGAATGGTCGAACTTCGCATTGTCAGAGCTCGCGGTTGTGGTCCCCAGAACCTTGTAAAACGTCGAAGGGGCCGCGACAACCGTGGCCACGGCATTGTTCTGCATGTACAACTGGCCGTTCACCGCCGTGTTGGTGATGCCAGTGCAGCTCGTGAACAACGACTTGTTCGACGTGTGGTCGACTCCGCCAAGATAGCTTCCGCCTCCGCTGAAGCTCACCGTGTCAAGGATGAACCCCTCCGTCGGAATAGTCGCAGCAGGGTCCACGTCAATGCCAACAGATGCACCGGAGGCAATCACGGAAGAGTATATTAACCGAAACCGGCGAGTAATGGTCGCGGTTGACTTCACCTCGATGATGTTTCCGGCAACTCCACCCCCGTTCACAAGGGAGTTGTTGATGCCAATCGTGCCGATGGACCCGTCAAACACCATTCCGCGGGAATTCAGCATCGCACCGGTCGTGTAGATGAAGTTGTCGCAGGTGTTTACCAGCAAAGCGTTCGGCACGTTCACAAAGTTGACACCGGTCCAGTCGAGGGCCACAGGCGCATTGACGCTCCCGTCAATCTCAATCGCCGTGTCTACGTCGCGGAATGATATGTCGCGTATCGGAGTGGTCCACTCGCTGTAAAACAACGGGACACCAGCACCAAGACCCGTGGATGTGATGGAGCAGTTCTCGGAACTGGCCCCAAGTATCACGGTATCCTGACCACCGACCATCCGGTTGCCCAAAAGGTCCACATCCCGGGTGAAATAGTAGGTCTTGCCGGCCTCAAGGTAGTGGATTCCGCCGACAGCAAGGGGTAACTTCGAAGTTACGTCAACCCAAACGATGTCAGGAGCCCCGACAGTCACGAAAAAGTACCCTGCAATGATTGAAACAACGTCAGAAAGGTCTGTAAAAACCTGAGACACCCCGTCGATGTCTACATACTCAACGTCGGTCGCCCGAAAAAAGCCCGTGAACCCCGTCGGGGTGCGAAAACGAGCCAACGCAGCGGCGTTCGTAAGCAAAGTGACCCCGTCTCCACGCTCATAACTGAACCCAGAACCGATTCCACCCACATACTCATGGAAAATGTCGCCAGAAATACTCTCGTAATCTGTCAACCGCCAGCTCCCCTGAGCAGTGTCGATGGAAATCTGTATCTTTCGTGCCATCCTGCTAACTTCGCAGGGCAAATATAATCAAATCCAATGAAGAGCAACTACCTCAAATACTGGAGGGTCGTAAGAAAGTACGTCCTGTACCGCTACAACATCTCACCATCCGAACTCGAACTGCTCCTGTACCTGTACAGCGAGGACCCGTTCACGAGGGACCAGTTCAGAGCGTTCGAAAGGACCATGTCGTGGACAAAGAACTACCTCGATGTGCTCATCGAAAGGGGATGGGTCTACAAGTTCCGGGAGAAAAAAATTTCGAGAAAAATCACAGCCCTGTACTCCCTCACCCCCACCACAAAAAGAATCATCACCAACCTGTACGCCATGCTGGATGCTGACGACATGTCGGTGATGAACAGGTGGCATGTGGAAACCACCTACAAGGGGAAGTGGCGAGAAGCCGACAACCGGTACAAGGAGTTCATGGAGAAAACCGTCATCGAGACTCAACGACTACAACGTCGCGCTCTTGAATCACGGTCCGGCGATGACCACCAATGACCATCGTGAAGGAATGGGCCTTGTCGTAGTAAACCAAGTCCCCCTCAAGGATGGCCGACACGTCGGTCCCCGGTGAAACGACCAAGGCCTTCCGGTAACGGAAAGCGTCAGCGTCCGCAGCTGTCAGAAGGAGGCCGGACCCCGTCCGGACCTCCTCTTGGATATCATCCACGATAATGAATTTTCCTATCGCCTTCATGCCCTTGCCATCGTTATGATTACATCCGTCGAGAGAATGGTCGTCGCAACGCTCACGGCGTTCTGCAACGCGGAGCACGTCACCTTCACCGGGTCAACGATGCCCATCGCCACCAAGTCCCCGTACACCCCGGCCTTCACGTCGTAGCCGTAGCCGTCGACATGCTCGTCGTAGATGTCGCACTCGGACAGCCCGGAGTTCTCCAGAATCTGGCGCAACGGAGCCTTCAGCGCATGGCACAAAATGTCCCGCGCAGCCATCCGCTCCAGAACACCGCCGCAGTCCCGGCCAGACAACCAGCCCGCAGCCTCCCACAAGGCCTTGCCGCCACCCGGCAACACGCCCTCCTCGGAAGCAGCACGCACCGCGCACACCGCGTCGTCCACCCGGTCGAACAGCTCCTTCTGCTCCAAGTCCGTCGCCCCGCCGACGTAGATGACACCAACGCCGCCCGTAAGGGCCGCAATCCGCGACAGGATGAAGTCCTTGTCAGTCTTCCGCGCAGCCAGCCTGTGAGCCCCGCGAAGCTGCGACACACGCTCCTCGACTGCAGCCTTGTCCGTCAACAGCTCGGAATTCACGATGATGGTCTCACGCTGGGACACCACAACCTTCGCCGCATGCCCCAAGTCCCCGAACGTCATCAGGCTCAAGTCGTCCCCCGTCTTCTCCGAATAGTATTTCG